CTGTTACCATCCCCCAAGAATCATCCAATTTCACTCCCATGGTGGCAGGAGATTCCTATGGTGGATTCCTTCCCGGCTATGCCATGTCATCCCGAAGCGATTTCCTCTCCCGTAGCTTCTCCATCAACTTTCTGGAAACAAGACAGGATTTGGAGCATGAGTATTTTCGTCCTTGGCAGATCGCCATTGGTATCAAGGGTCTGGTGGAGCGTGGTGTGAATCTCAAGTCCACCATCACCGTAAAACAATACACCAATAACGGGGTGCTTCGAAAAGGATACCAATTCAAACGGGCATTCCCCGTTGCTGTGGAGGGATTCACCATGGATTATGACAACACTGATTATCCGATCAAGAGTGTGACGTTTGCTTGTGAGAATTATTCTCAGCTATGAAAATCAAATTCAAAGACCTTAAAGAAATCTCCGAAAATGGGGATGATTGCCTGATTGATTATCTCAACAACTTTTCAGGGGATAACATTTATGAAAAATTTTTAAATGTTTTAACATGTTGGGAACGTGATGTCTCCTATGACATGGGATTCACCGTGGAAGAGAAGAACGTGAAAGTATCCCTTTCATACTTTATAAAAGAATTGGAAAATTACGATAAGGAACCCCTGATCATCAAGACCGATAATCTGGAATTTGAATTGGATGTCCCTCCCCTGTTTAAAAAGGATTACGATATTTTCTCCATATCGGAGACGATCCGAAAGGTGAAATATGGGGAATCCGTGTTGGATTTTGCCAATGTGGGGGATAAAGCAGCTTTGATTGAACAGCTTCCCGCATCCACATACAATACTCTGATCAATGCACTTCTCAAAAATGAATCCAAAACAATTCGTTTTACTAATTCATCCTTGAAAAACATTAATATTAATTTCATGGGACATGCTCCCCTTGAGCTTCTAAGGGGTCTGTGCCATCCGTATGGGGAAGATTATTATAGAGATATCATCTACCACCTGTCGGCTAAAATAGACGGTAATATACTCCTGAATTCCACCATGCGAGACATTGATTACTTTGTCGATAAGCTCAATCAGGAAAATACTTCGGAAAAAACACCAGAATTGGGTTGATTTTTTAAATTGATAGTGTAAGTATGGTTAATATGAAATTACGAGATTTGATTGAAAGGCTCAATAAATATGATATGGATAGTGATGTAACCATTCATACTGCAAATGGGACAAAATCTTTAGAAATCAAAGATTTCAATCCTCATACGGAGCGTGAGATGGGAGATACTACAGAACCTAGATTAACTTTAATTTGTTATGATGATTTTACGGTTTATGCCCATAATTAATTTTAATCTTAAATAAACACATGGAAAACAACGTTCAACAATTCCTTGATAGTATTCAGGAACTCAAGGCAACCAAATTCAAGGCATACCAAGCTTCTACCAAAAAGGAAGTGGATTGCTCTCCCCTCACTTTCAAGCAACAGAAAGACATCATTGCCACCGTAGCCGATGGGACGGTGGGTGTTCTCAAGTTCCAAAAAATCCTTAATGATATTCTTATTGAGAATACGGAATCCGATACCCTCAAAGTTGAAGATAAGCTGCCTCTGATTCTCAAAATTCGGGGAGAAAGCCTTGGTAATGATCTGAAGCTGGATGGCGAAGTTGGTAGTATTGAAAGCAACATCCAAAGCACCCGCAAGATCAAATCCCCCAAGGAAAAGGTGATCAATGGTGCCGTGGATGTGGTTCTGGCTACCCCCACTCTCAAGGAAGAGAATAAGGTTATCAATTATGCCATTGAAATTCTGAAAAAGGATGGGGATAAGGATGCGGGTAAGAACATCGGTAATATCTACACTTTTGAAATTGTAAAATTTATCAAATCCGTGAAATTCGGAGAAAATGAGATCGTATTTGCCGATACTCCTGTAAAGGATCGTGTGAAAATCGTGGAAAATCTACCTCTATCAATCAATAAGGAAATCATCAAATATATTGAATCTTTCAAGGAGGATGAGCAATCCCATCTGAAAGTGACAATCAATGGTGAGGAAAAGGCGTTTGATATTGATGTGTCCTTCTTTGATAATTGATTGGTGATTAAATAATAAAGTGAATGTCGCTTTATTGGAAGAACTGCTTGGATTACTGAAAACGGTCAATGAAACCATTGGCGTTCCACAGGGGGAATCTCTGGAAGATAAGAACGTATTGCAGGGTAATAATCCCTCTGATCCCAATAAAAGGGTGACACCCACGCTCAATAGCAATGAGCGCAAAAGAACAACGGAAATCGCTTCCCTGTTTGCCAAGACATTCTTTGAATATCAGAAGAAAAAGACTCCTGATAAGGCGATCAAGACTTCCATTCAGAAAGTAACGGGTAAAACAGGGGAGAAGATACAACAAGGGGGGGATAAAGTTGATGCTAAATCATCTTGGTGGAAAATTCTTTTACCTTTAGTGGTGGGTATCGGCGCGTTAATTGCGGGACTAATGACAGACGGACCATTTAAGGGTGCTTTGAAAATGCTTGCTAGATTAGGATTGGGTATCGTTGAAAGGCAAATTAAAATGATACTCAAAATAGCACGGGGGCTAATGCCTGATAAGTTGATAGGTAACTTATTTGAAAAGTTAATACCAAAAAATTTCATAGGTAATTTAATTAAAAGGCTATTATCTATTGACGATATTGTTAAAATGGTCACAAGTGGTATGACCGGATTTATTTCATCTCTCAAAGGGATGATATCCGCCCCTTTCAAAGCTCTTGGGGGCATGGTAAAGGGTGGTAGTATAATGACTAAAATGGTGAAGTTTTTAAAACCGATGTTGTTGGTTCTTAAAAGAATCCCTTTAATTGGAACAATTATTTCATTCGGGTTTGCCATATCTCGTTTCAGCAGTGGGGATACTGTTGGAGGTGTGATCGATGTATTGAGCGGCTTGGCAGGATTACTTGATTTAGTGGCTCCCGGACTTGGCACAACTTTGTCCATAGGCTTGGACGTTCTCAACGCATTTCTGGATGTTAAAACTGGTGGTGCTACGGGCAAGCAACAAGGAGCTAAGATGGACTTGCTTGGAGATATGGCAAAAGGAATTGGTAAATGGATATGGAAGAATGCCCTCTGGCTACCTGTCATTGGTGGATTTAAGAGAATGGAGATGTCTTGGGATGCTTTAAAAAGTGGTAATATAATGGAAAGCATAAAACAATTTGCGTTTGGAATGCTGTCGTTTACTTCTCTTGGTCCAATTGTCACTGGTATTGAGATGTTGTTAGGATTTGGTGATGAAAAAAAAACCAATACGAAAGATATTAAGAAAGGCAGCTTGTTAGGTAGTATGACCAAAAATATTGGCAACTGGATATGGAAGAATGCCCTCTGGCTACCTGTCATTGGTGGATTTAAGAGAATGGAGATGTCTTGGAACGCTTTCAAAAGCGGAGACATCATGGGTGGTCTTTATCAATTTGGTGCATCATTATTATCGTTTGGTGGTCTTGGTCCGATTGTTACGGGTATTGAAATGCTATTAGGATTTGGGGATAAGAAAGAATCCGATAAATCCCTGTCTCCGAAAACGGGATGGTTTTCCGGTTTGAAAGCATGGATCAAAAAGAAGTTGAAGAACTTACCATGGGTTCTCAGAAAGCCTCTGGAATGGTTCGGTATTCTTGATGATAGTGATGAGGATACTAGCATCAAGACAAGTATACTGAATAGTGCATATGATAAATTAAAAAAGTTTGCCTCTTCTATGTGGAGTGGAATTACAAGTAGTCTAGCTTTAGTGGGTGATTTGTTAGTAAAAGGTGTTACCACGCTTTACAATAATGTAAAGCAAACGCTTAGTGACGCGGCTAGTGCAGTAAAGAATGCCGCAGTAGAAGTTCATAATAAGCAAGTCAAAAAATATCGAGGTCTTGCAGAAAAAGATGCATCTACACGGGTGGTGGAAAGTGTGAAAAATCCATTCGGCACCATATATGGGGCAGGAGCGGAAATAGTTGCCCTTGGAGCTTCACGGCGCGATGCTGCTGCAAGCGAAGAGGCATTTTCAAAGAAACAAAAAGAGCTGATAAAACGCGGCATCCTTAACCCAGATGGGACTCCCAGAAGCCGCGAGGAGAGGGTAAAATCGGGTCTAGCAAAACCGCTCCCCACACAGGATAAAACGGTGGTATCTGATGCTATTAAAACGGTAAAAATTCCTCAAAAAACACAGGATAAAACGGTGGTATCTGATGCTATTAAAACGGTAAAAATTCCTCAAAAAACACAGGATAAAACGGTGGTATCTGATACACCAAATCCAAACGCATTACCTGTTGTGCAATCTGGAAATTCACAATCCTTGGAATTTTTGCGTAATATTGGTATGACACAGATCAAGATCATGGGTGATATTAAGGGTATTGCAGCCCAAATCCTGAAAAAAATGGATTCCAGTATGGGGGGAAGTAATAGCAACACCGTTGTTCCAATTTCTCAGCCTCCCTCTAGTCAGAAATCATCCCCAATGCCAATGAATTCCAATCGCGGTGATTATGGTTCATCCGCTTATGCGCTCGCATAAGTAATATCATGGCTAAATCCATTAATGTGGTTAGAGATTATGATTGGACGAGTATTCCACGAGGTAGTGTGTTGAGAGACAATGCTCCAAGGGTTCGTGTGCAATCATTTAAGATCAATTCTAGTGAATCTATAAATCGCATTAAAAGTTACCTCAACTCTGTGACATCGGTAAATCCTGATGAATTTTATAATAAATTATATGGAAACATATCTGATCCAGATGATACCTTTATATTTCCATTTTTAGGAGATGCCGTTCGCTCATTCAGTAATGAATATGGTGACACTTTCCAATCAGCTTTCTTGGGATCGGTTGATTCCGCGTTTGGAGAAGCTGCTAAGTTATTTGGAGAAATTAAAACATATAATGTATCAGAAAATTTTGGTAAATTGGCTGATAATATAGCAAAAGCTGATTCGTTAGGTTCATTCGTAGATACGGCAACCAAAAATATGTCAACTGCTCCGGGTTCATATGTTGAAACTCCGAAATTATATCAATATTCCCAAAATGATGCAGGATTGGAGGTATCGTTTGTCTTGTCGAATACACTCAATGCTGATGGTGTGCAGAAAAATATAAATTTAGTCAACAAGCTTACAAGAATCAATCGCCCATTTCGTAGAAATGGTCTTGTAATGGAACCACCAAGGATTTATGAAATCAGGATTCCCGGTATTAGATATATAAAATGGGCTAGTTGTAGTAGTTTTTCAGTGCAGCTTCTAGGAGCTAGACAAATGCACGGCAATGAACTCATACCAGAGGGGTATCTTATCTCCATGACATTCACCTCTCTCACAACCGAAGTCTCCAACTTCATGGATAAAATTTCAGAAGAAGAATAAATATGAGTAACATCGGAAAATACCAGAACCAGATTCCCTCCTTATCAGCTTTGGATATCAAAAGCTATGAGAGGATATTCAAGGTCTATTACGATTCCACAAATGGGAAGGAATTCCCGTATTATAACATTCTCAAGAAGATTGAAATACCGGAATTGGATTCTAGCGTAATTGAGTTCCACAATGTCCAGATTCGACAACCCCTTACAACGGTATCTTTCAATGTTTATGGTGACATTCGCTCTTGGTGGATTATATATCTTCTTAATAAGGATAAATTCACGGGAGTCCCTTTCTGGGTGGAAGGAGGAACACAATTGAAGGTTCTCAAGACCGAATTGAGAACCCTGCTTTATCTTGATATCACCCAGAATACTATATTTGGGGGGAGGCATTTCTGATGGGAGATATTTATAAAATAAATGATGTCAATTATGACTGCGAATTCAAGCTCAAAAATCCTGATGGGCAGGAAGTCAAATTCACAAAGTCTGCCCTGCGTGGTCTGACGATCACGGATAATTTTTTCAATCCATTTCTGGTTGGATCGGTGGCAATTGCTAATCCTTATGATCTGGTGGAAGATAAGTATCTTCTCAGAGGGGATGGTAGGGATGTGTTTTCCATAGAAATCTTTCCTGAAGATAAACCAAAGGATAAATTGAAATACGATTTTATTTTATTTTCCGAGGAGAATTTTGGAAATCCCGAAGTCCGTTCCGAGAACATTAAGAAGTTATCTATGATGCATAAAGATGCTTTACCATTCATGGATACTATCCCATATGGTAAAATCTGCTCTGGAAAAGCGGGGGATATTCTAAAGGATATTTTTAAGGAACTGCTTGGGGAAGATATGGTGGACAATGATGAATGGCAGAGCGGCGATTTCACACTGACATATCATCCTCCCCTCACATTCCGATATATGGATTTGATGAATTATCTTCTGAAACATTACTATGCCAAAGATGGGGATATGTATGTGAAGGGATTCATCCATTTTGATGAGGAAAAGGGTAAATATCAGCTTCGGTTGCTCTCCAAAATATTTGAGAAGAACAAGGATGAGGTGATGGAAGCATTCACCCTGTCTGATTTTGCCGATGTGGGGGATACATCCAACGATAACAACCCCCCTCCTGATGCCGAGGTTAGTGAGTATAACAACGGTATCAAGAACATTGGTTATTCCACTCCCATGTATGGGATCAACAACGATTTCTTTATCAATACAGTGGTCTATGGATATGATCCAATTCTAGGTATTCACAAGACGAGAATCAAGAAGCTGGAAGACATTGAAAAGCAATGGGAGAAGAAATTCGTAAAATCTTTCAAGGCGATTGGAGGAGAACCCAAACCATTCGTCGTTAAAAATAAAAATACAAAACAGAAATTCCGACACTTTCGTTCCCCCTATCCCGTGGAGGATTCGGAGAAGATGGTGGAAGCTGAAATGATCAATACCTTGACATTTTATAATTTGAGAGCTATCTTTGCCAATCTTGGTTCCGCCAACAGAGTAGGAGGTAAATTCATTGATATTGTCAAGGTGGGAGAAGGCAAGCAGAAGAGCGATGAAAAGCTGCTTGGTAGATGGTTTGTTCACGAATTGAGACATATTTTTCTAGGAGACGGTTACACGAATGAATTCTCATGCTGTAAGACTTATAGCGGACCAAACACCAAAATAACCCCTGACGCTGAGTAATAAATATGAGATCGAATATTGATGTTCTTCGCGGATTATGTTTTTCCAAGGAAGATTTGGAGCAAATCCAAAATCTGGGGGATCAATTCACCGAGAAAGAGATTGAATTCATGATTGAGTTCAAGAAGATTTATGAATTGGGTTTAAACCAATTGGAGAAATTCATCAACAAGTTGGATGAAGAGGGAAAGGATTTGGAGACATGGGATATTGATTACTATGTGAGACATCTCCTCAATGGCCCTCTTGCTGCTCAAACATTGGAATTGTCAAAAGATAAAAAATATTTTAAAACGATTCCCGATATTCTGGGTGTTTTGGGAAACAACCAATCCACCCGACACAATACAACCCTCTACACCGATGATATTGTGGCACTGGACGTTCCCGTGGACGTTTACAACAAAACACCGGAATTTTCTCAAAAAAATATTACAAATTCCAATGATCAGGTGGAACAATTGTTCCGTTCATCCATGAAAATGGCTGTGATCCATGATAACACCCTCCCAATAGCTGATAAGAAGCCACAGGATCGCTACAGCGAGGAGAGAACCGGAAAGTGGGTAACTAAGTCAAACGCAAGTTTCGTGGTCAAGGATTCGTTCTGGCGCGTCAAATTGAAGGATGTGCGCCAACAGGTGTTTGACAAGGTGAAAGAGATGATTGGGGAAGAATACTATCGTATCTTCGGAGATCGCAAGACCTATACACCATTCGATTCCGATAAGAACGATTCCAAGGCAACTGCATACGAAATTGAAAAGACCGTTGTTGATGGGGACAAGGAAGAATTGTTCAAATTGGATGTATATGGGGATGTTTATGATACCCGTGACACCATTCTCAAGGTGGAGAATCCTGAGAAGAATAAGGAATACCTATTAAATACCGTTGAAGGTCAATTCGGAATTTAAACGTCAACCGTCACTGGAACAGCGGGAGGAGCATCATCGTCATCATCCTTTTTCTTTTCCAAAAGTTTCAGAATATCATTTCTGGTGAATGTGAGCTTGGGAGTCCCATCGTCATCATCTCCCTTGGTGATCTTCGAATCAATGTTCATTTGAGCGATTTCCTTTTGTGCCTTAATCTTGTCTTCCGCATTCTTGAATTTTAATAATGTTTCCAAAGCGGATGTGGTTGCTTTGGTGTGTGCCGAATAAGATTCAAGCATCTTGGAATCGGCACTGGCAATCACATCATCTTTCATCTTTTCCATTACCTCCACGGAATGGGTGATTACCTTGGCGGCTGTTCGCAGTAGTAATTCTTCCAGATTCTCCCGATTCAATTCGGGAATTTCCGTTTCTTCTTTTTTGAAATTTTTTGATTGGTTCTTGATCTGTGAAATAATATCATTCACCTCATTATCCAATTCGTCATCATCATCGTAATCCATAGTGATATTTAGCTTGATTTTTTAAAACGCAATGATAAGTTACTTCTGATTATGATTAATTTAACACATGCGAATGTTTTAGTTACTGGTGGAGGCGGTTTCATAGGAAGTAATTTCATCAAAATGTTATTGGAAAAATACGATGGTGTGAAAATTATAAATGTTGATAAAGGGGGTATTGGTAGTAGGAGTCTTAAATCAGAGATACCAGCCACCAATTGGAATACTTGGTCATATTTGGAACTTAATAATGATATTAGAAATATTGATAAAATTCATTTTCAGGATTATAAATTCGATTACATTTTCCACTTTGCGGCAGAATCCCATGTGGATCGCAGCATTAGCGGACCATCACCTTTCATTGAAAACAACGTGATGGGAATGGTATCTCTTTTAGAATGGGTAAGACAATATCAACCCCAAGCTAGAGTCATCAACATTTCCACAGATGAGGTATATGGTCATCTGGAAAAGTATGAAGCACCTTTTATCGAAACTTGTAAGTTTGATCCCCGTAGCCCATATGCAGCATCCAAGGCATCTGCCGATCTGATCGCCAATTCCTATGTTACAACGTATGGTTTGGATATTCTAACGACCCATTGCTGTAACAATTTTGGAAAGCATCAAGCGGATGAGAAGTTCATTCCCACGGTGATTCGTAATATGGTTCAAGGTAATAAGATTCCAGTCTATGGCACGGGAGAGAATATCCGTGAATGGATTCATGTTGGGGATCACAACAAATCCCTGTTGGAAATCGCAGAAGGGGGCAGGGCTGGTTATCGTTACAATATTGGATCAAAGGTGGAAAAGACAAATATGGAGATGATCATTGACATTTCTGAAATTCTTGGTAAGGTGGCTGATATTGAATATGTGGAAGACAGAAAAGGACATGATTTCCGATATGCTGTGGATAGTCTCAATTACCGTAGGCAATTTGAATTGCGGGATCATTCCGATGCTTTGAGAGAGACGGTGGAATTTTATAAAGAGAAATATTCTACTAAATAATAAGGACTAAACAAAAATTATGGAAATAAAACAAAGTGTGATTGAAGCGCGGGTGATGAAAGGATGGACTTTCTCAAAGATTTATGACACATATGGTGTCCCAAAATCGACTGCTCAGGGGTGGCTACAAAAACATTTCGCTGAAGAGGGAGAAGACGAAGAATCCCCAACTCCTTATGATGAATATAAGCAGGGTTATGTGAACGAAAACCTTCAAAGGGATAAGCCCAAGAAACCTAAGAAATCTGAAGAGGAGATTATGGAGTTCCTTTCACAGCTTGCCCCGATTCAAGTCCACAGTGGATATACCGTAGCTCCTTCAAGTCTGAGTGATTATGCTGTAGTAGGATCAGATTTCCACTTTGGGTGTCATGATGAAGCGGCTATTAACATCTTCCTATATACCATTGAGGAACTGAAACCCAAAACAATCGTTCTGAATGGTGATACAATGGATATGTTAGCCATCTCCAGATATCCCAAAGATATTAAGAAACAGTGGAGTCTTCAGGATGAGCGGGTTGCTTACCACGAATTTTTGGATAATTTGATTGCCGTTTCGGGGGGTGCTAAGATTTATGAAACGGTATCTAATCATAGTGGACAATCCATCGACGGTAGATGGAGACGCTATTTATCGGAGCGTTTGGGGGAACTTGCATCATTGCCTGATATCACGGATAAGCTGAGTTACCAGAACGTGTTCATGGGAGATTATCAGGAGCATGTGGAGCATGTGGATTATGTTGACCTAAATGGATTGATTGTGACACACGGTAACACGGTGCGTGGGGCTGGGGGTGCGTCTGCTAGAGGTGAGATTGATAAATGGCATACAAGTATTCTACATGGTCATACCCACAGAATTGGGAGTTCAGCTAAAAGAATACCTGCTGTTGGCAATCGCCCCGAAAGACAGATAATTGGTTTTGAAGGTGGTGCATTATGTTCGCTTGATGCGACATATGGTTCGTGTATGAACTGGCAGCAAGGTTTTAACATAGTTGCATTGGGTGGTGAAACGTTTGGAATGGAACAAGTGATGGTGAATAACGGGGTTGCCAATATCTCCACGCTTGGTCAAACGATCAGAGGATGATGGAATCGTTTTCTACATTCTTTGAGAGGCGTGAGCGCAACCCCCTTCGCAAAAAGGAACTTGAGGACTTACCAAACAACAAGCAATGGGTTGAGGATGAGAAATCCAAATTACCCCGAAAGGATGTATCAAAAATCCGTAAGATGGAGAAGCTTGGGGTGGAACCCGAACGTATCCAGACATGGAAGGACTACAAGATCAAGGAACGGGAGAAGGAACTGAGGGAATTATATCTAAGGAATAAAATCGAGAACGCGACCCTTATATTGGATATTTTCGGTATCAAGGTTTACACCGACCATTATGCGACATACGATTTTACCGAAGGTTCCGTGAATCTACGATCTGTTGAAAACACGGTCAAAAAGATTGTTCTCGATTATAAGGACATTATTCCCAATAGAAAACCAACGTTCATCATCACCGATAGCAGCAAAAACCCACGAACAAAGGGTGTCAATGTTACGGGAAGTGGTGACGATCCGGCTGGTGTGTATTGGAAACGTCTGATTTACATTGATCAGGAGTATTCTGACAAGTATAAAATTTATGCCCACGAATACGCACACTTTTTGGAAAACAGAGTTTCTAGACAAATGTCAAAATACCTTCAGGAAGAATATAAGAACATGTTGGATGGGTTCTTCCGATCCATCAAACAGAGGAAAAGGGAAAATCTGGAAGGTGCTGAAAATGAAAAATATCGAAAGGCAATTGCCAAGAAGTTGGGATTACCCACCGATTACTCTTCCACCAACCATTCCGAGTGGTTTGCCGAATTGATCGCACACTGGAAGAATATTCCCAACAACAAGGCAACATATAGATTTAAGCAAGTGATGAAAAAAATAATTAATAGACTGTGATGAGTGAGAAATACGAAGCTGTGATTGGGGGCTATACCTTTCTGATGAAGGAGGACGATGTGATTGAGGTGTGGGCAGGGTTGGATGCGGAATATCCAGAATCCTTTATTTATGTGAAGGAGGGGAGTGTTTTGGATCGAAAATCTTTCGAGATGGAGATCATGGATTACGTTCTTAAAAACTAGACTATATTGGGGACATGCAAGAAGACATGAATGAATTACAGAAGTGGGATTATAACTCACGGGAGGATCATCGTAAGAGTTATTCAGACATTCGATGGTGTGCAATGCAACCAAAAGGCGACCCGAAATATAAAATCGGGGACGTTGTGGAATTTCATGTTGGGGGGTTCGGTATTATCAACGGGGTATCAAAACCATCCAATGGATGGCCCTCGTCATATTCAACTGAAAAAATTGATGAATTACCAGACCATGCATCCACAAAAAGAGCATGGCACTATGAGGGGGATTTTAAAAATTGGATTGCTAAATCCCCCCTACATGGGATGGGTTAAAAACTAGACTACAATCGTTCCATGACTAAAATTGAATTTACTGACGAACACCTTCGGGTGATGATGACTGCCTTGGAAGTGTATTCCAGATTGCGAGCAGGACAGATCAGGATCGCCATTGATGAGGCGTTTCGGGATGTGGGCTTGTCTTGGAAAGAATCGGAATCTATTGAAACATTTGTAAGGGGTATTCTGTATCCCGAACCTCCCCAATTGAAATACGATGGACATGGGGGTTATTACGACCAATATGGATGCACCTATGGGGAGAATGGGGAACGCAATACGGAAGTGTCTTGGGAAGAGAAAGAGCGTTTGAAGCGTGGTCATCTACGGGGTAATTTTGGGGTATGCAATAAAAAAATGATTGAAGGTGGGGGGACACTGGCATACGAAATCTACTCCACCCTGCGTCAATATGTTTCTTTAAAGAACAACGACGGATACGAAGGTAATGGTGTGAATTATCGTGATCCCCTACAAATCACCAAAGTTCCTTTACCAGTAATTGAGGGATTTGCCGCTGAAAAGAGATTCCCCATCAAGGGGAAGACTATCGTGAATAAATTGGATAAAGCCCATGAAACCAAGGACTATATGAAGGTGTGGCAAGTGGTTGGGGAATACGTGGAACGGAAATATCCCGAATTGGTTGGATATTCCCAAGCAAGGATTGAGCGGGAGGATAATCATTATGTGATGATTGCCAAAGGAGCTAGAAAGAAGGAAATTCTTAAAAACTAGAACACAATCAAAACATGTCATACAAAACATCAGTAGAACCAGACATCTACCGTCTCGCTAAGGAATGGGATTGTCATGGATAAAATAAAATAATACTCCGAAGAGGGGAGAAGTTCAAAGTTGAGCGAACTGCGAAGGAAAAGGAACTCATCGCAAAATACCGCAAGGGTTGATCTGGAAAAATATTTAAAATTATGACAATAGAACAATTTAAAAAGGATTTTGATAAACAATTAGCTGCTATGAGTGACGAAGAAATAATTCAAGATTTCAAGGACTTGGGATGTGATGTTGAGATTAGAAAACCAAATTTGGTGATCCTTCGTGGAAGCTCTGGATGCGGCAAAAGCTCTGTAGCAATGCTCTTCGGCGGGGAACTTGCAATCTGCTGTGCTGATGATTACTTCTATGATGAATTGGGGAAATACAATTTCAATCCTGATCTTCTGGGAAAAGCTCATGAACGGTGTCGTGAAAAATTCCTGTATGCTCTGGATAATCCAGAACTTTTTGATACTATTGTGGTAGCTAACACAAACACCAAAATTTCCGAATTTCAATTTTATATTGACGAAGCGGAAAGGCGTGGTATCATGGTGTTCTCTCTAGTGGTGGAGAAACGCCACAACGGAACCAACTCCCATGGAGTACCAGAAAGCGTGATTGATCGGCACGTAGAGAATATTAAAAACAGCTTGAAATTAAAATAATATGACAGGAGAACAATGGAAAAAAGACTTTGAGCAATCCTCAAAATTCATTCAAGATTTGGCAATGGATTTTACTTTCGTTGAGTGGGGAGAAGGTTCAATGAGCATATCAGATGTCCCCAAGGGATGGGAGAAGATCATTCTCAATCTCTTTGGAGCGATCAATCAATACTCCAAAACAAAAATCCATTATCTGGAAGACACGCGGATAAAGCGTTTCAAATTCTGGTGGAATGGTAAGACTTGGGAAGCAGCAAAATTTGTCAGCAAGGTTCTCAAGCCAACTCAACGTCTATACCCAAGTGATAATCCACGAATCATTTTTCCTGAGATGCAGAAAAAAATTCAAGCAACCTCTTGGTGGAAATGGGAAAATCGAATCCGAAAGCTGCTTCGTAAAATGCGGTTTGATTTCACAAAATATCAGAGAACGCGATATCCTGAGCCAGTTACTATCGAACAGGTGAAGCAGAAGTATAGCCTTTGTATATACACCAGTGGGGGAGATGATATCATCAAGGGGATGATTCGTTTGGCGGAATACCAAGCATCCCAAACCTGTGAAGTGACGGGCAATGCTGGTGTTTTCTGTGTCAATAAACGTGGATGCTATCGGACTTTATCCAAGGCAAAAGCCAAGGAATTGGGGTTCACGCCTGTTAAAAACTAGAATACAATAGGGACATGAAAGTTACGAAAAAGAAAACAACCGTGGTTACGGAAACCACGACCTATAGGTTACATCCCAATGTTGTTTTAAAGGAAGTTGTTGTAAACGATAAGCAAACATCCAGAACATTGGAATATGGCGGTAAAGCCGTAAAATCAAAACATAATAGCACATTACACTTTGATGTTGTTTATAATTCGAGTTTGGAGTATTTGGAAGAAACAAATCCATACTGGGGTTGGAATAAAAAAGAGGATGAAAAATGGTGGAAAGGGGAGGAATTGCCGGAAAATCCAGAGGACATCGATATCTCCAAAATCGTGTTGGCATGTAGTTACGATCACACGTTTTGGACAGTTGATCTGGAGCCTATTCCCGTGGTTGTTGTGGGGGATTATATTGATGCCCATATCAGATCAAAAAATTATAATCTGAAAAAACTTCATGAATACTTCTCCAAACATAAGCAGATCAAATCAATTTCAAAAATTGAACTCATTCCATATTATAACAATGATAGTGGTCGGGAGGAATATTTCACGGTTAATGTTCTACCCACCTTGAAACAATTGAAAAAGATGGGAAGAGATAAGGAGATTTTCTACACACCTTGGGGAAAAGAAGATTATCTTGGAATGAAGCAATTCTGGATTGGAAAGGATGATTACTGATGACAAGTGTGTGTATTATTGGGGACAGCCATGGAGATTGGGATGCTCTGTTTCGTAAGTTAGAAAGCCTTAAAATAGAAGATTGTGTTCTCCTACATGTGGGCGATTTAGGCGTTGGGTTTAAATCTCCCGATAAGCAACATAGGGAGATTGAGCTTCTAAACAATCGTTTCAAGAAGCGTAACATTCAATTCAAAGGAGCGAGGGGCAACCACGATGATCCCAAATACTTTCTTGGCACTGTTAATCATTCTCATTTTGAATTGATACGTGATTATTCCTACCAGACATTCAATGGGGAGAAGTTCCTATTTGTTGGGGGTGCTGTGAGCATTGATCGTCGTATTCGTGTCCCCAATATGTCATGGTGGGAGGATGAAGCGTTTGTTTTGAAGCCTGAATTGGTGGATAAGGTGGATGTTTTAATAACGCATTCTGCTCCAAATTGGATCGGGGATTTTTCGAAGCAAGGGATCGCTGGATGGTGTGAGAAAGACCCCACACTTTGGGAAGAATGTGTGAAGGAACGGGAGGACATTGCCAAGCTAATAGAACTTTGTGGAGCTAAAAAGCATTGGTGTGGTCACTTCCACCAGTCACACTTCGCATCTCACAATGGTTGTGATAGCAGGATTTTAGATATTCTTGAGATTGTAGAACATCGTTAAAAACTAGAATACAATATGAATATGAAACACAAAATTGACGAAGAGATCGTCTTCAAGACATACTATGATAATGCCCTGATTCACTTTGAAGTCACTCTTTGCGAATTCCCATCTGAAAGAATCGGTTGTATGATCCATGGATTGCCCGATCATGGGGAAATTAAGGATTTGGAGACACTGGAAAGGATCATTGGGTGTCTTCAAGCTGCTAGAAAGAAATGGAAAACATTATGACCAACCTTCAATACATCAAAAAGCCATCCAAAAGACGGCAAGCCGAAGACGCTATTCTAGCTGAGAATGCTTTTAGAAAAAATAAATTTGGAGAGTATGATTTGAAGATCAATCCTTACGAGGAAGGCATTCGACACGACAGATTCAAGCGATATTATGATGGAATTCATCGCAGATATTGGGAATATGAGCCGATTTTTCGGGACTTGTGTGAAGTATATGGATTTGACCCTGAAAAACATTATGCATATTGAAAGTTACAAAAACAAATTAATCAAGATAATTGATGATGCGGGGGATTTCGTCTTCAATGATGATGGATATATTTATTATTTTCCCAAAGAATTAAACGGATACTTATCATCTCATCAATTACGATTCATAGCGGATGAGTTGGATAAACGTAACAAGCCTTGGGATGATAGCATTGCGGAATATTTTGCAAACCATCCCAATAAAAACTAGAATACAATCAAATTATGAAAACAATACTAATTATACTACTGACGATTAACCTTGGGTTCTCTCAAGAATATGGAATCGCTTCCCATTACTCAATTCGCACGAATGGGGGGACGCATACAGCAAGCGGAATCCCCCTGAGGGATGATTCATACACGATGGCACATAAGACTCTGCCATTTGGCACGATTGCCAAGATTACCAACCTATCCAATGGTAAGGATGTGATGGTTCGCGTCACAAATCGCGGGCCATACATCCGGGGAAGGATCGTTGACCTTTCCCAAGCTGCTGCCAGTAAGCTTGGTTTCCTGAAAAAAGGGATTACCAAGGTGCGGGTGGATGTGATTAAGAGAGGGGATGGAAAAACATACTTTAAAAAATGAAATTATGATAAAATTAACTAAAATAAATATCAACCCCAACAGTGAGGCTACACAATCTTCCACCGTTGAGGAATACCGTATTGACCAAGAGCGTGGCACTTGGGGACAGTTTCACGAAGGAAAGAGTCCTCCCGTGGACTACTGGATCGTGGGAGAGCTTATCGGAGAAATCGAAGTCGGAAAGATGATCATCATTGACCGTTGGAATCGCAATGGTGTGGTGAAGCGGGGAACCATGCACACATCGGAAGTGATGAAGCTGGAAGAGAACGAGGGAGTAACCTATATCACAACTGCAAACAGTCTGTATAAGATGGAGCAAGTGGAAGATGAGGAGATTTTGAATTATGAAATGGAAAATCCCAACATTTGAAGATCACCCATCCGACATGGAGTGGGAACCGCCGAATTACAAGCCAGAGGACTACACTTGTTTTGATTGTCCCCACAAGGACACTTATGAATATGCTTGGGATTACTACAACACGAATGGTGATTGCCTTGCAATGAAATAAAAACTAGACCACACTACATCCATGCACGAAACGCTTAAAACAGACAATTGGCAATATATTTACGATAATTACGAATCCACCTATCTTGATGGATTGCGCGGAAGATTTCTAATCCGTAACTGGAGAGTTGATGAAAATAGTCTTCATGATGGTCTAAATGACATGGCAAGAGCCTATCAGACTGCCCAACGACAAGATAAGGAATGGGATGAGCGGGTGTGGTTTCCGTTTCTGGAGGAGATCAAGGCAAGAGCGGTGAATAATAAGATTGTTCTTCATTGCAAACCAACCCATGAATACACGGGTGATCAGAACAAATGGTGGGCTTGGGATTATTCCAAGATGGATGATCGTTATGGGTGGGGATATTCTTTCAATTGGATTGAGGAACCCAAGGAAAAGATCAATCACGATTTGGGGCAAAAGCTTTATGAGTTGGATCGGTATCAAGAGAAATTCGGAAAGCGGGTATTCATGCTTCAAAAGCTGCTTGAGAAGTATCTGCTGATATATATGTATCGAATTTACAATTACGAATGGCTTGTCAATAATCAATTTTCGGGTAAGCTGGTGAAAATCACCTTGAGGGGAGATGAATATTGGTATCATATTGTAATGAATAAACATAGGGTTCCCACATGGAAGAACTTCATCTGGCAATCAAATCAAACGGAGGAAATTAATCTATGAACTACAAATTTTTAATGGATCAAGATGAGCTTGAAAGATTTATCGATTGGCTACCAGACTTGGAAGAGCATGAGATATACTACTTGGCAGCGTTTACAAGAAAAAAATACTGTTCATCAGAACAACATCCTTGGATCAAAGCGGATAAAAACCACTTGAAACGCCTAAC